TCGGTATTCTTAATAAGATTATAAAGGTTCTTGCCATGTTTATCAACCATTTGATATAATATGAGCGTATTATTACCTAAACTAACCGCTAGATTTTTAATGAATTTGTTTCTAGCTTCACATGCAATTAGGTACTGAATCTCGGCTTGATAATCTGCTTTCTTCATTTCATCACAAACATCATCTGGATGTTTCAATATCAAGCATTTAATTTCAAACGAAGAAGCAATCTTCTTATCAATCATCTCCTTAGTGGTGATTACCTTCTCCACTGGTCCAAATAAGCCCTCTAATACTAACTTGTGCGTTTTGGTGCCGTCAAGCGTTCCGGTGAGTCCTATGCGATATTTGGTGTTAACACATGCAGTAAGTATTGAAGTTAATGATTGTGCTTTGAATAAGTGTGCTTCATCACCAATGATATAATCAAACTGTTCAAAGTATTGGGATGGCATTTTATATAATGACTGCCATGTAGATATAGTTACAGGTAAGTTTGTGTGTTTATCTTTACCTTGGTATATTTTGTGTACATTTTTTTCAGAATCCCAACCGTAGTCTTCAAAATCTTTAGAAAGTTGTTCAACCAAAGATGTTGTTGGAACAATAATAAGACCCTTGAGTTGTTGGTAATCAAACAACTGTCTCACCAACATGTAGATGATTAGAGATTTACCTGAAGCCGTTGGTGAAATTAACATTGCACGGCGACTTTGCATTGCATGAACGAATGCATTGATTTGGTGGTCGTGAACCTCAAATGGTAGACCTAAAGTTTCAATAAACTTCTTAGCATGATATAAAGAGAATTCATCTTCCACAAAGTTGTGTGAGAAAGCATAATCTCTTTCAGTGCAGAATTCTTCAAGGTAACTCAATAGACCAATGTATAGATGGTTATTTCTTAGGTCAAACAAACGAATCTTGCCATCCCAGATTCTATTTCTAAATGCTGGAACAAACTGGTGACCAGGAACAAAGAATTCAAAAAACTGAGAAAGTTCTTGAGCGATGTGTCTCTCACACTTTACTTTGAGATAAACCTCGTTTAATTTGGTTATCTCTAAATGTTCTTTATTGTCCTCCAATGAATCTCTCCCAATCAATATAAGATTTCAATTCCCATGCACGTTGTTTGATTTCACCCATGATAGATTCTACCACAGATACAACTTCCTCGTGGTAAATCTTCTTCTCTAGTAGTTTGATTAAGTCTTGGTCTGATTCCAAGTAGAATGAAATGTCAGACTTGAGAGTGAATCGGAATGGTTCCCAACCTTGCTCATCAAGTTCTTCTTGTGACATTTTGCCCGTATAGTATTCCCATTTGAGTTTACGCATACGCAAGTAATCAAAGTTGGCTTTCTTTGCAGCCATCTTATGTTTGATTAGAACATCAATATACTTACTGTGTAGTTTTGGGATTTTTAGGAGTTCTTTGCCCGGTTCTGTTTGGTCAATATCGGCGTCAGATTCCCAGGACTTTAAGATTTCATCAAGTTTGTTCATAATATAAAAATAAAGTTAAGCGTTTGTTATATCAAAATACTCATATCTAAAAACAGCTTCTGCCGTTATAATTGTATCCGCAGACTGTTGTGTGTCAAACTGCACATCAGATAAGGACACTGGAAACATTCTGTGAAAGTTAATTCTCACTAATGGATTATTTAGTGCACTCATAATAGTGAGTGTGGAATCAGAATAGTAACTTGGTTTTGGATTGTTTGCATTCTGTAATGCATTATAAGTTGCACGGTCATTCAAGTTTGTTGGTGCAGCAATTGCTAAGAACCATTTGTACAACTCCGACCATGATGTAAGGTCTTCATCAATATAAAATGCAACCTTAAATTCATTATAAGATAATTTATTACCAGCAACAGGAACATCTAAAAATGGTGTATTGAATTCAACATCACCTAATGTTACACCAGGAAGATTTGCTGTGTGACAAAAATACTGAACCGTTGGCAATCTGTTAAATGCCAATATAAACTTTGACGGTTGTAGAAAATTGGTATTAGAGGGTGTTCTGTTTAGTGCTGTCATACCTCTATTTATGACAACAAAAAACCGCCCGAAGGCGGTTCTTATTTACTTAATCTGTGTACTAAATGACACAGGCACATCAACCTTTACGGGTCTATTAAAAAGTCTTAGAACCAGATTTGATACTGGCTCTTGAACTAATCCCATAATATATCGTAACATATTATTTTACTTCAACAGACAAAGTTGCTGGAACATCAACTGTAACTTCAGGTGCTGGTGCAGGTGCTTCTTCAGCAACAGGTGCAGCTTCTGGTGCAACTTCTTCTGCTGGTGCAGGTGCTGCTTCTGGAGTTGCTTCTGGTGCTGGTGCAGGTGCTGCGATTGTTACTGAACCAGTAACTGCTGTACCCAATGGGTTTCCAGATTTATCAACTGTTTGTGCTGTGATAGCAAATTCGCCTGGACCAACATCAGCAAATTCAGCAACATAAGGTGCTGCTGTCAATGTTTGTTCTGGGAAACCAGCCAAAGAAACTTTGATACCTGCGGTTTCTGTACCGGCAGGGAATTGTTGTGCTTGTGCAACAACGGTAACGACTACTGTAGACATAATGACTCCTTTATAAAGTATTGTGGAAAAATCCACACAAATATTTAGGTTGGAACATTGTTTCCAAAATATTACAGGCATAAAAAAAGGGAACCGAAGTTCCCTTTTAAAGTACCACTCTGCGGTGGTTTCGCAAATCACATTAGGTTTTTAACTGCGAACAGTCTATAGTACACGTTAGATTGTGCATCTAGACGGCCGTTGCCTGCTGTTAGACCTTCTGCAAATGGGTTTGCAACCATACCGTAACGGGTTTTGAAACCAATTTTTGGTTGGAAGGTGAATTGGTCAACTGCACGAACCATTTGTAGAGGAACGTATGGGCAGTAGAACAAACCAGCGTCATAAGGTGAAGAACCTTTATAACCAACTGTAACCAATTCTTGGTTAGATGTGTAACCGCCATAATATGGATCAATGTACACTTTGATACGACCATGCAACATACCAGCAAATGTATTGCCTGTATCGTCAACTTGTAGGTCAGCTTGTAGAGATGGAGTGTAAGACAACACACCAGCCATAGCCATAGCGGAAGCAACGTCTGAAGAAACAATCAGAACGTTACCTTTGCCTCTACGAGTTTGTTTTGCAATAACGTTAGCATCACGTTCGATTTGGAAAATCAAACCTTTGAAACGTTCAACAGACCAACGACCGTTAGAGTCTGTATCCAAGTCAAAGTAACCAGCGGTAGTAGTACCGTATTGAGCACCGATTTTAGCAGTTGTATAAACTGTACGGATAACTTCTCGGTTAATTTCAGCCAAGATTTCTGTAGACAGAATGTTAGACAATTCTGTTTCAGCGTCAAGACCGTGAATTGCTTTCAAGTCTTGTGCTAGTTCTAGAGAATATTCAGCTTTCAATGCACGGCTAGCTGCTGTAACAGTAACTTTCTCAATAGAGAATGCCATTTGTTGGAAAACAGAACCGTTATCAGCACCCAAGAATTCAGCAATGCTTGTTGGCATAGCTGTACCGGTTGTAACAGTGTTAGCGCCAGCAACTGCTGTTTGTGTCAGCAACTGCTGTTTGTGTGTTAGCTGTTGTGTCAGTAGCTGTTGAACCAGAGAATGCTTGTTGACCGCCATATGTGCCATAGTTAGCAGCAGATGTATTACCAGAGAAGATTGTGTTAGCTTCATTGTAGAAAGCTTCAGAACCTGTTTGGTTGTTGTAACGTGCACGCATTGCGAAGATAAGGCCTGTAGGACCAGTCATTGGTTGAACACCAGCGATATCATAAGCAATTAGGTTAGGCAATGAACGGCGAACCAAGCTAATCAAGATTGGGTCAAAGTTGCTGATACCAGAACCAGTAACGTTTGTTGGACCGTTATCGGTTGTTTCGTTCAGGGCCATACGGTCTTGACGCATAGCTTGTTGTTGGTTTTCCAATACCAAAGCAGTTACGCTTCTTTTGTATGGATCTGTAATGGAAGCTAGTTCTGGATGTTCCAAAACTGGTTGCCATTTCTTTTGTAGTTCTTCTGTCATAAACATGTGAATGTCTCCTATTTTTGTGAAACTGATTTTTTATTTATATTATTACACTCTTTTATTAAGAATGCCAACGACTTGTTCCATCAAAGGATCAACAGACTTGGTAGTTTGTTTTTCTTCCTCGATGTGGACTTCATCATCTAAAGCAGAATTGTCTGCAACTTTTACGTCAACTTGGAAATATGATTCAACTAAAGTTGACAACTTTGCCGCAAATTCTTCTTCAGTAGTAAAATCCACACCCTCTGCGAGTGCTTTCAATTTTTCTACTTGAGTTTGCGATAGGCCTTCACACACTGCGTAGATAGCCTCAGATTTTTTATGTTCGTTTAATTCTTTAGACATTTCAACACCACGGTTGATTTGTTCGTTTAGTTGCTCTTCCAATTCGGAAACTTTTTCTGCCATTTCAGCAACAACATCAACTTTGTCTTCAGGAATATCAATATAGTGTTCAACAAACACATTGCGTAGAGCACCAATAAAGTCTTCTGCAATTTCTGCACGTAGACCTGTTTCTACTGCTAGTTCGTTTTCTTTCATCCATTCTTCTGCCATGTAGTTTAGATAGTCATCAACTTTAGATGCCAAATCTTCTTTAACTTGTTCAACAGCAGAATCAAATTGCTCAACCAATTGTGCTTCAACTTGTTCAGCAATAGCTTGAACACGTGCAGAAACAGCAGCTTCAAAAATTGTAGTTGCTTTAGCTGCGAATTCTTCTGATAGGTTTTCACCAGCCAACAATGCACGAACGTCATCAGACATGTCCAATGCTTCCATGTTAACGTGTTGTGCTTGGTTACCTGCGGTACTTGTGCCGTCATAGTGTTGGAATGTAGCACCTTTGTTCATGCCGAATGTGTTTGCTGGCAATTTACCTGCAATACGGTCACGAATTTGGTCAATGTGATTAGCTGTGTGAGTTGTTGGATGCATAACATCTTTGCGACCCATTGTTTCTTGTGGTTGACCTTGTGGTCTTGTAGCACCAACGCCAGCCTTTTCTGTACCAACTGGAGGTGTTGCACCTGGAGGAGTTGCACTTGGAGTACCTTTTAGGTAATCAGGCAATTCTTCATCGTTAACTTCTGGTGAGTGACCAACAACACCTGCATCTTTTTCGCCGTAAGCGACAGATGCTTGTAGTCTATCGTCACCAACTACGCCACCTTTATGTGCGTCTTGACCACGTTGACCTCTTTTTGCCGTAATGTTTGCGTCAAAGGTTTCTTTAGAACCTTCACCCAAGATTGCTTTAGCGGCTTCTGACAGATTGAATCTTTTTGACATGTAAAATCTCCTTGATTTTGTATTGAATATTTATAGGTTATAGTTTTTTCATGAAGTTTTCAAATATGCGAAGACTTACTGCTTCAATATCCGCACTAGAAGCAGATTTGATTTCTCTAATCGCCTGTGCGTGTTCTACTTCAGTCCAAACACCATTTACCAACATCCATTCTTTTCCTTCCATAATTCCCTGCACGAATGCTCCGGGCGCAGAAGGGTCTGCTACAATATCCGCCGCTGTGGCTAGATAAAAGTCGGGTTGAACAACATTAACGCCGTTAACATTTTTCAATGAGCCCATACCTCTTGAAGAAACACCCAATTGAGCGCCGCCTTCAATCAATTGGCGGGCGATTTGTCCCATTGGTGTTTCTAGAATTTTTGCTTTACCAATCCATTGATTGCCGTCTTCACGTAAACCAACAATCATGTGCGATACACGGTCTAAGTTAATAGTTGGAGAATCTGGATGACCTAGTTCACCAAAAGCACGATGCTTGTTGATGTATTCTTCAGTATAACGATGAACTTCCTTTTTCATCGTGTTGTATTCGTATAGGCGACCATTCTTATTTTTCTTTTCAGCAACAAGAAATGGACCTTCTATGTACAGTTCTTTTTTACCATCTGCACCCTCGGTCAGATAGTTGACTGTTTCGTTGATTTCTTTAATGAGTTTCATTATTGTACCTATTATGGTGTTACGTTGTATGGTCTGTAGTTGAATGCAGCAGGATCATTAAATTGACCACGTTGATAGTATTCATTTTGTTTACGCAACTCAATAATTAATGTGTATGCACAATTTGCTACCAAACCAATAGTTTGAACGCCGATATCACCTGTTGCACCAACTGCATTATTTGGAATAGAAACCATACCCTGGTCTTCTGAATATTCACCGCAAAGGTCCATATTCATGATAGGTACATTGTTTGCTGCACCGTTGCCAGTCCAAAACAATTCAACATAACCTTTTTGTTGTGATGCAATGTTGTAACCAATTCTAGTCACAGTTAGACCGTAATAAGACAATGGTGTACCGTTTGGAATAACATTGTTATTACTTGTCAAAGCACCATATAATGTGTTTGCTGCAATACGAGAAACGTTATATTCTTGACCAGAACCATCAAAATTGGCAGTCAGTTTGATAACTGCTTTTTCTGTGGTGTCTCTTAATACTTGATATGTGAAAATATTTGCCATGTTTATTCCTAGTCTTACGGTGTAAGATTGTAAGGCTTGTAGTTGAATGCTGCTGGGTCGTTGAACTGACCACGTTGGTACATAGCATTGTTTTTACGCAAAGAAATAATCAATGTATATGAACAGTTTGCTGCGGCACCTTGTGTGTAAACACCAATATCGCCGTTACCAACGTTAGCTGTGACGATATAGCCGTTAGCTAATGAACCAGAATTATTTGTAATGGATGGCAACTGTTCACCTAAACCAAATTCACCTGAAGAATTTAGGTGGAAAATTGATGCTGAGTTTGCATATTGTGCCGCTTGAGTTGCACCGGCTCCGTTCCAGAAAATTTCAACAGAACCTTGAGAGTTAGCACTTGTACTTGTAAATGGCATATTAACGTAGTATTTCAAACCAGTTAATTGCAAATCATAGTAAGACAACGGAGTATTTGCAGAACCACCTTGATTATTTGCTACAAGAAAACCATTGGTTGCCAACGCATTTGAAAGTGAGTTTGCTTGAATGCGTGTGTTATT